TGATTTTCAATAACTTATGAAAAGGGGACGTAACTGGTTGATTTTCAACACGTTATTTCCCCTTTTTTATTTGGAAAATTCAGGTATTTTTCGTATCTTTACTATGTAAGAAAAGTTAAGAATATGTCCACAAAAGTAAGTAGAAAAAAGAGGTCTGACCGTAACCACATTATTTACCTAATTACCAACACTATAAATGATAATCAGTATATTGGGATTACGGCTTCTAAAGGTAGAGCGTTTCTTAAATCGGCAAAAGTACGTTTACAAAAACACTTCAGTAGAGCTAGAAAAGAAAATTGGGAATGGAAACTTTACGTTGATATGTTCAATTACATTGATGATTTGGAATTAGTTTACGAAGTTAGTGTATTGGATGTAGTTAGAGGTAAACAACAAGCTCATAATAGAGAAATGGAATTAGTTAAAAAATATAAACCAACCCTTAATACAAAATAAATGAAAGAGAAAAAAATAGTATGGATTGATATGGATGGTGTGTTAGTTGATTTCAATGGACACGTTAAAGAAACCATATCAAACAATACGTTCCTTAGAGAAGCTTACAAAGGTAGGTATGACCACATACCGGGTATTTTCAGAAACCCAAAACCAATTGAAGGTGCTGTTGAAGCAGTTAAGAAATTGGCAGAGAGTGGTAAGTATGAGTTGTATATCGCCACCGCAGCACCTTGGGGTAACCCAATGAGTGCTATGGATAAAAGATTTTGGATTGAAGAACACTTCGGCCGTTTGTTCCATAAGAAAATGGCAATCACTCACCTTAAAGGAATGTTGATTGGTGATTACCTTATTGATGATAGAACAGCAAATGGAGCTGGTGAATTCAAAGGTGAACTTCTCCGATTCGGATGGTCTTACGAAACTGAAACTTTTAACGAATACCCAACTTGGGATTCAATACTTAAAAAACTTTTATAATGAAAAAACTTTTAACCCCTATCGTTTGTTTATTATTTATCGCTTGTGATAAAACTGAATTACCAGAACCAATTAAAGAATATACATTTACAATTGATTCTGTTCTTACAAAAGATGGTGTTCGTTCATTACCAAAAGATAGTAATGGGTTTTATCATTTACGTTTGATACGAAATGCTAATCAACAACCACATAGGATTACAGGAAGAATTTTATTAAATGGAAAAGAACCATATCCAGTTGAAAAAATAGATTGGGAAAATAATATGTTTTGGTGGCTTAGAAAAGGCGATACAACAGCAACTATTACCCAAGCTTATGTGAATTATTTTACCGGTCAATTTACAATAGTAAATTTACCACCTATGATTTCTAATAAAGATGAATTAGTTCCAACTATAAATAAAGTTTCTTATAGTGGTACATTGGGTGAAATTAATACAATCATATCACCAATATCAGAAATGATAGGAGATACGATGGTGGTTAGAGGTAAGCATAGTATTTCAAATAAAATTGTATTTACTAAAATTATTTTAGAATAATGAGAAAGAAAGAAGTTAAATTACCAATGACCCCAATAACTGAAAACACATTTATCAGACAAGGTTGGAAAAAAGTAGAAGCTGGTGATGGTATGAATGATGATGATGGTGATGATGAAGGTGGTCATTATTATTGGATACTACCAATACCAAAATTTAGAGAAGATGAATTTGCACCACTATTAGTTTCAAACGCTACCGATGAACAATTAATGTTAAAGGAAATTGGATTGAAGCCAGGTCAATTTTTTATTGAAATATCTGATATGGATGGATTGGGATTTTGTAGTAGTGAAGAAGAATTGGATATACTTTATTCAGCTCTTTGTGGTGAAGATATTGAAGAAAATTTGGAAGATTCAAAATAAATTCGTATATTTGTGTTATGAGAAATTATACAGAACAACAACTAAAAGAAAACTATGAAAAGTTCATAGCTTTCTTAAAAAAAGCATTCGCTAAACAACCTGAACGTTTAGAGAAGCTTTTAAAAATGTATTCCGAAGATGAATTAGGAATGGAATTATTGGTAGCACCTGCAAGTGGTAGAGCACATTTTCACTCCGCTTATATTGGTGGATATATGGACCATGTGATGAACGTATGTAAAAATGCTATTGGAATGATGAAGCAATTCAAAGAAGGTGGTGGTGTTATTGATTTTGAAGTTGAAGAATTATTATTTGCAGCTTTACATCACGACTTAGGAAAATTGGGAGATGGTACAAAACCATATTATGTGCCTGAGCAATCTGATTGGCATCGTAAAAATCAAGGTTCTTTGTTTACACAAAATGGAGAATTACATTATATGGATGTAACTCATAGAGCAATTTGGTTGTTACAAAAGTATGGTATTGAATTTACTCAAAAGGAAATGTTGGGTATTATGTTAGCTGATGGATTGTATAATAAAGCAAACGAAAAGTACTTTATATCATACACAGAAGATTTTGCATTAAAAACCGAATTACCATACCTTATCCATTGGGCAGACCATATGAGTTGCCGTTTAGAAAGTAATGAATACAAAAATGGTGTAAAATTTTAATTACGCTATATTTATAAACGCTGTTAGTACCCGGCCGGTATAACAACCCTAAATCGCTCATAAGAGGATTTAGATTTAACGCTTAAAAAAGGTAAAAAAATGAAAAATCAAATCAATCGTGCTTTCCCTATGGCACCAGCAGTATTTAATAGGGATGAGTTTTTCGCTCCATTTGATACTCTCTTAGATAGAGTATTTTCCGAAAGTTTCCCAGAGTTTCACAAAGAATTAGGTGTTCAACCTTTCAGTCAAAACGCATATCCAAAATGTGATATTGTAGATTTTTCTGATAGAATTGAAATCATCGCCGAAATTCCTGGTCTAAGTAAAGACCAAATCACCATTGATGTAGAGGATAATGTAATCACATTAAAAGGTGAAAAGAACTCAAAGGTAGAAGAAAAAGAAGGTGGTACTTATCTTCGTAGAGAAGTAAAACGTTCTTCATTCCAAAGAACTTTTACAGCTGATAACAAAATTTTCAATTTAGATAAGTTGAAAGCTAAGTTTGAAGATGGAATTTTAGAACTTACAGTACCAAAAAGAGAAAAGGAACAACCTAAGAAAAGGACAATTTCAATAGGGTAATCCTAACAAAATATAAAAGGGTGGGTATCAAAATCCATCCTTTTTTTATTTATAGAATATTTATACTAACAAATAAACAAATAGTTTTTATGAAACCTGAATACAAAATGAGAGCTCAAGAGAACTTAGAAGCAATTGCTAAGAGAGCTAAAGTTATTTCTGAAATGTTAAATGGAGAAAGACCAGTTAATCAAGACGAAGCAAAAAGAATAACTAAAGAAATTGAAAGATTGGTTGAGTTGACACAAAACATCGTAGACTTATCGTAATACAAAAATGAATTGGTTAAAAATTTTAGTTGGATTATCAGCAATTCTTGTTGCTGGATGTGCAGCTTATTTTTCGGTAACGGGATTGGGTGTATTATTCGCAGGTGCATCACTTTCGGTAATGATAATGGCTGGTGCATTAGAACTTGCTAAATTAGTAGCAGCAACTTACCTAAAGCAAGAATGGGATTACCTTAAAGGATTTAACAAATGGTATTTAACTATATCAGTTGGTACTTTAATGCTTATCACATCAGCAGGTATCTTTGGTTATCTTTCAAATGCTTTCCAACAACAAAACCTTTCACTACAAAAAGTGGAAAGAGATATTGCAGTGTATCAAACTCAAATTGAAAAGAACGATGGAGAGATAGCTCGTTATACAACTCAATTAACTAATCAACAAAACATTCGTAACTCACAAGAAGCAAATATTTCTAAAGTTGTAGAAAGGAATGGTTCTACATCACGTCTTACTCAAATGGTTCGTAATGCGGATAAAGAGATTACTTCTATATCTAAACGTATTGATGAACTTACAAAACAAAATAATGTTGCATTAGATTCTATTAATTCTATTAAGAACAACAATATAAACTTAGAAAGAGAAGTTGGTGGATTCAGATTTGTAGCAGATGCATTTGGTGTACCACTTAATCAGGTTGTAAAGTTTTTCATATTCGTAATCGTATTGGTATTTGACCCATTAGCCATAGCATTGATTATTGCTTTCAATGGGTTATTAATGAAACCAAAAAGAAGGGAAGAAATAAAATCGCAACTTAAAAAAGAATCTCAATTATATGAGGTATATGGTGATAATGTTAAGGAATGGGATTCTACACTTAACGATGGATTAGAAGATGAGGAATGGACACAACCAAATGAAGAAGATAAGGTGATGCTTGAAAAATACGAATCCGAATTAAAAAAAAACGAAACTAATTCCACTACAACGCATTTGGAAGAAGATGAAATAACTGATGAACATCTATTGAGTTTAAAAACTGATACTTCTCCAAGGTTTATTGATTTGGATGGTGATGGTACAATTGATGGTATAGATACCGATGGTGATGGGATGATTAATAAGGTAACAGCACAACACCCAAATAGGGCTATGGAAGTTAAAAATATACTACCATACTATGCTAGACCTAACTTTAATTGGAATGACCGTAGGAATTGGATAAATGACCAAAATGCGGTTAATTATTGGATAAAACATATCAAACCTTCACAATATCCAACTGATTTTACAAGCAAATCATATTAATATTTGGTAAATTCAAATTATTTTCGTATATTTGTATCAACAAATTATACCAAAAAATGAATTTAGGATACGCATGTATTAATATGAGTATGGGTAAAAAAGTAAGTACTAACCGAGCTATGGTTAAACGTACTTTTGAATCTAAGGGATTGGATTATGTATCTGAATTGGCATTACTAAATGCAAAAGATATCATTAAAATTTTAGAATGGAATAGATTAAATGGAATTAAAGTGTTTCGTTTATCATCGGCAATTATACCTTGGGGTGACCACATTGATATTACACAACTAAAAGATTACAAAGAAATTAAGTCTGAATTAAAAAAAGCAGGTGATTTCGCTAAGTTTCATAACATGCGTATTAACTCACACCCTGGTCCATTCGTTGTATTAACGTCACCAAATGAAACAGTTGTAACTAATGCAATTGCTGATTTAGAACTACATGCTAAAATATTTGACCTGATGGGGTTATCTAAAACTCCATTCAATAACATCAACATTCATTGTAATGGTGTATATGGTGATAAACAATCTGCTATGGATAGATTTTGTAAGAACTTCAAACGTTTATCTAAATCAGTTCGTAGTAGATTAACAGTTGAGAATGATGATAAGGCTACAATGTATTCAGTATTAGACCTTATTTATATTCATCAAAATACTGGTATTCCAATTGTATTTGATTATCATCACCACAAATTTTGTACAGGTGGATTAACTGAAGAAGAAGCACTTAAATTAGCAGCAACAACTTGGCCGGTAGGTATTAGACAAGAGGTACATTATTCAGAAGCAAGAGAGGGTAATAAACCACAATCACATGCTGACCTTATTAAAGAATTACCAAACACTTATGGTTTGGACATTGATGTAATGGTTGAAGCAAAAGCAAAAGAATTAGCAATATTACCTTTTATTAAATGATAAATTATTTCGCAATATTAACTTTTCAAATAATGTTCAATATCTTTAAGGTATTGGAAATTAAATTTACTTATGAAAATCAATTGACAAGATTGATGCTTAATTCAGTATGGATTAATTTAGTATCACTAGCTTCAGTTTATTTTTCATTGGATAGTTTATTGAAAGGTGATATGTGGGTACTACCATTTTATATTGGTGGTAGTGTATTGGGTAAGTGGATAGCAATGACACAAATGGAAAACTTAGAATCAAAATTATTTTCATTTTTTAAATCAAAAGAATATGGCAAAAGGAATACTAGAGTTCGACCTAAATGAGCCTGATGATATAATGGCACACAAAAGAGCAACTAAATCATTAGATTTGGCATTGGCACTTTGGGATATAACACACAATACGAAGAAAAGTATTGAGTGGAGTTTGGATGGTAAGGAGCTTGATAAATACCAAGTTTTAGATTTGGTATTTGATAGAATATATTTGATATTAGAAGAACATAATATCAGACTAGATGATTTAATTAATTAGTATGGGAAACGAATTAGATAGACAATATAAGGAACTTTTAGAAACCATTATCAACTTTGGTGTTGAAAAAACCGATAGAACTGGAACGGGTACTAAATCAGTTTTTGGTTATACTATTCGTCACAACATGCAAAAAGGATTTCCAATTCTTACTACAAAGAAAGTTGCATGGAAGCAAGTAACATCCGAATTACTTTGGTTTCTAACAGGTCAAACTAATATTGATTTTCTTCACAAACATAATAATCATATTTGGGATGGTGATTATGAAAAGAGTGGAAGAACCGATGGCCAGTTAGGACCTATCTATGGAAAGCAATGGAGAAAGTGGGATGGTAAAAATGGAAGGATTGACCAGATTGATGATTTAGTAAGAGAACTCAAAACAAATCCCGATAGTAGAAGATTGATGGTAAGTGCTTGGAATGTGGGTGAGTTAGACCAAATGGTTTTACCACCTTGTCATTATGGATTCCAAGTTTGGACAAGAGAAGAAGATGGCAAACGATATATTTCTTTAATGTGGAATCAAAGAAGTGTGGATATATTTTTAGGATTACCATTTAATATTGCTTCCTATGGATTATTACTTCATCTTTTAGCAAATGAATGTGGTATGGTTGTTGATGAATTAATTGGTAACTTGGGAGATACGCATTTATATCTTAATCATATTGAGCAAGCTAAAGAACAAATGAGTAGAACATCTTATGAACTACCAAAACTAAAAACGAATATTAAGATTGATGGTATTTGTTGTGCAAATCCTTCCGATTTTGTTTTAGAAGGTTATCAATATCACCCAACAATTAAAGCACCTTTGAGTAATTAATGGAACATAAAATATACGATATATTTCCAACACCAATTATTAAATTTAATATAGGAAGAAATTTCTTAGATGAAGAATTATATTTTATAAATAAATGCGAAGATGATTCACATAGAAATTATGGAAACAAATCAAGTAATGATACTTATGTTTTAAAAAACTTACAATTGAAAAATATTAATATTTTTTGTAATACTGCATTGCAATTATTTTTCAATAAAATATATAATCCAATTTCTAATCTAGAAATTTATATAACTCAAAGTTGGCTAAATTGGACATATAGTAATGAGTATCATCATACACATACACATCCAAACAGTTTAATAAGTGGTGTTTTATATATAAATGCTGAAAAAGAATCTGATAATATAACTTTTGGAAGAAGTAATTATAAAATGATTGACATGTTTCCAAAAGCATATAATGATTATAATACCGATGAAGTTGATTTTAAAGTGGGTACTGGAGAACTATTACTATTTCCATCAAACCTACAACATAGGGTTACTATTAAAAAATCAGAAACACCAAGAATAAGTTTAGCTTTTAATTCTTTTGTTAAAGGAGAATTAGGATATGTTAAAGCATTAAATTATTTAGAATTATGAAATTTGACGTAAAAATACAACACCCAAAAAGGGTAGAAAAAAAGTGGGGATATGAATTATGGATTCACAATGATAAAGATTATTGTGGTAAATTATTAGTATTCAATAATAGTGGTGATAAATTTTCAATGCACTATCATATGATTAAAGATGAAACTTGGTATGTTCAAGAAGGAGCATTTCAATTTGATTGGATTGATACTGAAAATGGTGAGAGATGTTATACTCAAATACAAAAGGGTGATGTAATTGAAATTAAAAAAGGATTACCACACCAACTCACAGCACTTACTGATGAAGCAACTATTTTTGAAGTGAGTACCGAACATTTTGATGAAGATAGTTACCGAATATACCGAAACCAACCAAGCGATTTAGAATGACAAAAACAATAAAATATTTAAGAAGTTTGGAAGAAATAAAAAAAGAGTTAGAAAAAAATCCAAATAATATAAGATACTATATGGGTTATATGGGATTCAATAGTGAGGACCCAAACTCAATAGATTTTGTAAATAAAAAAATTGAAGAATATAAAAATAAACAAAATGAAAGTACAAAAAATTAAAGAAGGTCCTGTTACATCTGATGATGTAAATTTGTATAAAGAAAAAATATCCAAACTAAATGGATTTGTTTTTAATGCATCTGATGTAAACATTGATAAAAGAATTATTACAATTCGTTTAGGTGAGGTAGAAGATGAACTCACTTTAATAAATCCAAAACCAATTTCAAAATCAGATAAACCATTGGTCTATTTTGAAAAAGATACATACAAACAAAATAAAGTTAGAAAAACTATTCGTTATCCTTGGTTTATTTTAGAAACTGATAATTTAGGTAAAGTTGAATTTAAATCAGATAAAACTGAATGGAAAGATGCTGATGAATTTTTTGGTGATGTGGGATTGGTAGAGGCTGTATTGGTACAACGAGCATTAGATGCTATTGATGGTATTGATATTACACACCCATCAAGAGCATATTCCGAAACAATTGTAAAAGATAAAGAACCTGGCCGTAACGAAAGAGTTATGTTGCAAGGACCTAATGGTGAGATGGAATTTGTTAAATCTAAAAAAGTAGATTCATATCTCACAAAAGGTTGGCAGTTAATTTAAAAATTGTGAGAAATGGCAAAAATGATATTTATCACAGATGACTCAGAAAATAGAGAAGCTTCTAAAATAGAATTTGAAGTTCCAAATGATATGACTATTTGGGAATACAAACGAATATGTGTAAGGATGGCGGGAGCCATGGGTTATGCATCTTTATCAGTTAAGAAAGCATTTGGTCATGAATACAAAGATGAATCTGATATAGAAACTACAAAAAAATTACAAGCCTTATATTCGGGCTCTTATGTATTATAATATGGAAGTA